TTAATAAGGGATTCTATAAATTCTTTATTCGTACTTAATAATAATCCTTGGATAATACCAGCTTTATATCTAACAAAGCCGGAATCTACTTGTGTGCTACATAATGATGTATGTAATTTTTTACAAGATTCATCAACATGTTTATTAATTAAATTAATAATTGCTTTTGTTTGTCTGCTTTCGAACCATTCATCTAAATCATTCATCTGAACTCGTCCTATCTGCTTTAGAAATCTTTTCGTCTGAATCAATTTGTCTATGTTTAATTAAGATATCAGCATGGTCTTTTTCGACTTTAGCTGCTTTTTCTGTAGCATTAATATACATTTCTTTTTCACGTATATCTAGTTCACGAGATTTTAATTGTCTATCTTTATCTTTATCATCTCGATCATTAACTAATTGTTGAATCTTGATCTGTTTATCTAATAGGGATTGTTTAGCATCTTCTGCTTTGGTTGCAGCGTCCATTTGAATTTTAATCATAGCTGGATCTGGTGCAGATTGTACAGGTTCTAATAATCTTTCAGCCCCATCTAATTGTAATTCTGTAAGTACCATTTCCGTCACAGCAGCGGGATTTAATTGTGCTTGTGGATATTGTTGTGCAAATTGTGTGATAGCTTGAACTTTTAATAAACGTTGGGCTTCTGAACTCATATGAGGGTCAGCGACGGGTTTTACGTCTAAATTCATATCTGCATAATCATCAGCAAAGACTGCTAACTCATCGTCGAGTAATCTAAAATATTCTTCTGAATCTAAATAAAGCTTATTAATTCGAACAAGTTTTTGGAATTCTTGTTTTAATGAGATATATAATCGTTTTTGTATTGAATTATATAACTTCATGCTTTGATCTAACATTGCCATTACAGTAGTAGCGGGGACGTTTTGTGCTGGTTGATCACCAGTCATTATGTCAGAAATTGATGCTAGTTCTTTACCAGATTGAATTAATAATTGTAGTAGTTGAAATAATACAGGCGAAGGTTCTGTAAATTTTAACTGAAAGAAATTCTTTGCTAAATCTTCCATATTACCACTATCAATAGTAGTAAATACTCCTAATTTAGCTTTGATTTGTTTGTCTTTAAGTTTTAATCCTTTTGATACAAATCCGGTAGACGATGTTGCTAATGTACCTGCATTAACTAAAATGTTGAATACACCGTTAATGGTGCTATTAACATGGAATAATAATTGCGCTAATCCTAAATGATGGAACCCGCCATCGGGAGCGGGTAAACAGTGATAGGCAGTAAAATACTCTACTGGTTTAATATATTTAACTTCTTTGGTCGCATCGACTGTCGTAATACCTTCTAAATCAAAGCGGGCAACGATGTTTAATACTTCTCTATTTTCTTCTAATACTGAAACTATATAAGGTTCAGCATAGGTATCTTCGTCTAAATCTAAATATCTATGTTGTTCTAAGACCCAAAAAATAGGATCTTCATCTCCATCGTCTCCTGCTTTTCTCAATTTTTCTAAATCAATATCACAAAATATCCCTTCTCGAATCTTTTCGATGATTTCGTTACGATACATAGGATAACGATGAGTAATACGTCGTGCAGTTTTTAAAGAGCTAATTTTATCATTAACTACTATTTGATCTGGAGTACCTATGCTAAAGCCGGGTTTTCGTTCACAAGTATCATAAAATGTTTTACGAAATACTGTACCATACATAGGTATCATTAATGTCAATTTATCAGTATCTGCTAACCAAGAATCAGATTCTACTAATAATTGATAAGATAGGTGGTCAGAGAGACGTTTTGCCTTTTGTGCCTTACTACCGTCTGGATCTTTGCCTAATACAGTAAAGTGAGCTATTTTATTATCTCTATGGATTAAAGCCATAGATCGAGCAGCAAGAGCATTACATGCATTAGGAATCAAAGGATACTTAATATTAGCGGCTTTTTCCCAAGGCTCATTTTTTACTTCAACTGTTTGTTTAGCTATCTTTAATGCTTTATCTAAAATATCTTTCTTTTCTTTGCGCGAATCAACATCAATTTGAAATTCTTTACAAACTAATTCACCAATTCGATGTAGTTCGTCATCTTCTAATTCATGTGCAATATTAGGTAATGAATGATACTTTATTAATTTTTCAAGTGACATTTCTAATAACCTGTTATAGGGTCGCGTGTATCACGAAGATTAGACATTCTTTCAGTAAATCCTTCTTCAAGTATAGGATTTGTTTCTGCAATGTTTAAACCAGAGATCACTAAATAACGCATTGCGTCCATTAAGTGGTCATGTTCTTTAACAATTTCTACTTTACCACTTGCCAACTGTTTTCTGCGGTAGATTCGCAGTTCTCCTAATGTATTAACTAAATTCTTAAAAATCTTTAGTTTTTGAGACGTCATACGTGTATAAACGAGATGAAGTCCTGTATCTACTGCATTCTTTGCAGGAGATATGTTTAACTGATATTCGCTACTATATTCATAAAATAACCGAGATCCATCTTTTTGTGAACGTCCTCGTGATGCGGGATCAATTACTCCGGGAATCCAGTCTCCCCGTAGTTTGATATTATGCGCATGTGAGGCAGGTTCTGCTTGGCCTCTATAATATTCATCATATAAATAAAGCACGTCGGTTTCAGGATCTAATGCTCCCCAAATAGCAGCAGTCTTATTCCAACCAACATCTAAACCGAAAACTCTTGGCCACCATTCAGGAATCTTAAAAGGTTCACAAACAATGTCTTCTTCTGCTATAGGATATACCGCACCTGCTCCTAAATAAGGTATACCATGCTTTTTTGCTTGTCTTTGATATGGGGGTATCTCTGCCTCAAGCCGTTTATAATCTTCTGGTGTAATATGTGGAACATCATCCCAACTAACCATTGAGACCCATTTAAAGCCATGAGCACCTGGTTTTACTTGTCCATCTTTGAAAAACTTTAATACTGTTTCACTTAAGCCATCATCGGGAGTAAATGTAATTAATACAATACCACCAATCTTTGCAGTACGAATAACACATTCAGTATAAACTTCTGGAGGGCTTTCTTCGTCTAACCAGACAACGTGAATATTTGTACCTTTAAAAGCTTTTACACCTTTCTCATATGACTTAAATGAAATATGACTTGTGCCACCAGTAATATGTCGAATGTAGAAATTATCCACTCCATTTGGTGTTCCTGGCTTTGCCGTTGGTTCTCCTACAATACAATCTTTGGGAATGGTGCCTGTTCCCATATCATTTTTAGCACCGAGTAATTCTAATTGTAACACATCACGTGTTGTTTCTGCAGAGTGTCCGGCTACCCATATTTTAACTGGATGTGTAAATTTTTTACCAACCCACCAAGAAGGATACTTACCTGTAGCATGATACGCTACTTCACAAGCTCCTGCAAATGTTTTACCTGTTCTATTACCTGCCATAAAAATTCTTTCTTGAAAATCTTTACCAGCAGTAAAAAATTCTATATGACGAGGATAAAGTTCCCTCGCATGTATAACTCCGCCTAATAGATCAATTCCATTTTCATCAGGAAAATAATAATCTATTTTGTTATACTTTAAACGAGTTTCTTTTTCTTTTAAAAGATCAAGAAGTCGTTCTTGTTTAGTTCTTTCCATCAGTGTAAATCTTTAGAATGTGATTATCGAGTTTATCTTCTAAACGTTCTAATGTTCTTGTAATCTTATCTTCTACTTTTGTTACACGTAAATCTGTATCTGCTAAATCTTTTATAATAACTTCTACCTTACTAGATAAATGAAAGAATTTAGTTAAAAACATCCATAAGGCACTTAAAGTAGCAATAGTGACTGTTATAATATGTGTTAAACCAAAATCTTCTATTTGCATATTATTTCCTAGTCTTCTCGAAAGTTCTATAGCCAGCTAAACCTAACATACCTAAAAGTACAGGCATTATTTCAGTCATACTTACGATAGGTAGATTTGTTAAAGGATGACCAGTAACCATGCAAATAAATATTAACATTGGTTGTAATACAAATGTCCAAATAAATGCAGCAGCGCAAGTCCAACCGATCGCGGGTCTCCAGCCGGCTACAAATAATGATTCATGTTTAGCTTCTTCGACATTTACTTTAATTTGTTCAAGTAATGGAGCATCTTCTGCTAACCGAGCCTCAATAGCTACTCTAGCAGCTTCTAATTTATCTTTAGGACTATCAGGTAATACGCTGGAAAGAATCTTCTCAATGATACTACCAATACCTGTAATTAATAATGGATTCATTTAATATCCGTATAGCCAACTAACATTTGTATTATTTCGTTTATTAATGGTAATTCGTAATCCTAGGATAGATAAATCAACGCCTTCAGGGTAAATTCGTAAATAGGTTGGAAAACTTATTCTAAAATATCCAGTACTATCATAATGAATTTCAGCTAAACTAACCAATAAAGAAAATTTACCAAGTCCTATAGCACAGTGTGGAATAATATTCATTTAGGCTCTTTTAAAACTATTTTCTTCGACAATATATTTATTAACAAAACCTACTCTACAAGAAATTCGGGTTTGACCTGCATGGCGTACTTTATCTAAATTCCGTCGAATAATTAAGTAACTTTCACCTAATTCGAACAAGGTACTTCCGATACTATCAATAACTGCTTCGGTAATTAACTCATCCCATTCATCAGTATCAGGACAAATTGCACCTTTTTCAAAAGTTAAAATATCAATTTTATTACCATCTATAATTTCATAGTGTCTATCAGAATAACCAAATACTTTAAATCCGAAATCTTCTAGTTTTTTCATTAAGATTTTACTTCCACAACATCATTTAATAAATCAATAGGGTACCAGGATGGCACTTCAGCTAGTCCGTTAATAACTTTACTGGATATAACTTCTCTTTTTATTAAACCAGTAGGACTGTCAACTAAGTCTATAAAAGTCTCATAGTCTCGATTCGATTTAATATAATAAGTCATTATTTAACCTCTTCACTAGTGGAATCAACAATATTTAACGTTGGTTCTAAATGTCGTAAACGTTTAATCTCATCATCTAACTGTTCTTTCGTTAGAGATGAAGTAGCATCAATGTTAATGTGTAAAGACTCACTTCTATGTTGGTATTCTTTAGGAAATCTGGATTTCATCATAAATTCTATCATTGCAGCAGAGCCTTTAATTTTGCCCGTTGCTACATCTTCAGCTATCTTTTCCCAAGTAGCCTGAGCATATATTTCTCCTAATTCATCTGCTTCTCTAAAATCTGGGTATTCTCTACAATATCTGTAATAAGTGTCTTTTACAATTCCTAACACAGCCATTACTTGTGTTTTACTTTTACCTTCCATCCGATATGATAATGCAGTATAAGCCATTTCAGGTTTATACTCTGGAGGTCTTCCTAATCGCATAGGAAATTTAGTAGGTATTATCTCTCCTTCAATACCTACTTGTGACATTTCTTTACCTACTTGTGACATTGTAACTCTATATATGGTTGCGGGTAAACGATTTGCACGTTTCTGTTGTTGGTGGCAGCGATTGGATTTGCACCAATGACCTTCAGGTTATGAGCCTGCTAATCTACTACTGATCTACGCTGCTTTAATTCTGCGTTGTTGTGTAATAATACGGTGGCAATTAGCACATCTTATTTCACATTTAGCTATTTCTTCTTTAATTCGTTTTAAAGAATTACTATCCCGCACAAGAGTACTTATATCTTTTATTTTAATACCTTTTACATGATCAAATTCTAATACTCTAATATCATTATTACCACAATCAATACATTGAGAATTTCTTAATATATTTTCTCTATATTGTTTATTTCTTACAATAATTGCTTTATTTAAAGCTCGAACTTTATCTTTATTCTTGTAATAATATCTGTTACTAGCTTTTGCTTGATCTTTTTTATTTT